GGAATGCATTCGGCACAATATCAAGTGTATAACTATATTGATATTGATACTTTTATGCTTAATGAGGGTGCACAGGCTTTACCTTATGTGCCTTATACCGAACATAACCTTGTAATTCCTTCCGCAGTACAAGCTCTTGACAGTTATGGAGTAGGATTGAATGAAGAATACCGAAATGCAGTGGATTTTGAGGAAAGAAAATTTATCGTCAAAGCAAAGGTTTTGGTGTTTACAGGTGAAGAGGATTGGATTTGGAATCCTATGGAGAGTGGATATTATAACTATTATCTCAAGTTCGATACAAAAAACACATACCAACCTGAAGGAATTTGCACTCATTTTCCATATTCGTATAAATGGGGTATTGGTGAGCATTGGTACACCGAAAGCGGCGCAGTCAACTTTTTCACTAATAAACAAACTGCTCTTGAAGAATGGAAAGCGTATTTAACAAACCTTTATAACAACGGAACGCCTTTAACTATTGTAGTTGGTGTTCTTGATACCGAGATAATAGACATTTCTGATATACTTCCCGCAGATAATTTTATCGGAGTCGAGGGTGGCGGAACGATAACGGCAGTAAACGAACACGGCTTGGCAGTACAGAGCGAGATTGAGTATCAAGTGGAGGTGTAAGATATGAATATAAAACTTGCGAGAAAAAACAGAGAGCATAGTTCTAAAGCGTGGGAGAAAGCGTATGAAAACGAGCTTATCCGCAGGATACGAAAGCGGTACACCGTGAATCAAGAACTTGCTATTCTTCGGCAGAGAGACACGAAACCCGAGGAATTTGCCGAGTATAACGCCTTTGTGGAGAAGTGCAAAAAAGAGGTAAAAGAAGAATTAGGTAATTAAGAAACGAGGAATATCGTGAAAAAAGGGCAAAGATATTGTTCAAGAGCATATTGGGAGAATTATATAAATAGTATTATAGACTCAATACAAGAAGATAAAGATACTATTATAGATATGCTAATGTTTGGAAGGCTCGAAGAAGCAGAGATTGTAATGTGCTTAAATGCTGATGAATATCCTAATTACAAAATAAAGATATGCAAAATTGCAGAAAAATCACCTTTCGGAGAAGATGATGACGAGTAACGAAGATTACGGCAAGATACTGCGAGATTTCACATTAACGCTTGATAAATTTCGCAAAGGCAAAAAAGAAAAGGTCAATGGCACAACGATACTTTATGACATTAACAATGATAATGCGATTATAAAGCTATTAACCGCTATGTCGGAGATGTATCGGTATCAAATTCACGAATATTTAGTACCTCAAGAGTCAGTAAGTGGCGAAAAAGAGATTAGGCAGTATGTTAAGGACATTATCTGCGACATATTGCCTATCGTTGAAGCCAAAATCCGTGTAATTTCACAAAAACTTGGCACTCTTGGGAGAATGTCTGCGGTCAAAAGGGCAGAAAAGCAAGATGAAATAAATTCACTTGAGGAAAATCGCAAAAAATACCTCATTTTACTTGATGACTTTTATGCACTTGCTTCTTTTAGGTCGCTTAAACACTTTGCACTCTATATGGAGTTCGACAAACCCGATAGCCAAAAGGTGTGGAAACACGCTATGGGGTGCTTTGAGAGTTTCTATTTCTATGCAAATTCGATGATTTTAGATGGCAAGGTCAAGAGGATAACCAAGTCATTTCCCGTAGGGTACGGCAAGTCGTTCTCCGACACAGTTGCAATCTCATTTATCTTTGGATTTGACATAAACAACGATGTCCTCAAGGTAGTAGGTAACAACAAACTGATAGTCGATACTCTCACGGGTGTTGTTGGAATGATGACGAGCAACCGATATTCCAAAGTGTTCCCCTATTATGCACAATTCAACGGAAACAAGGAAATGATGTTTGATATTGGCAAGGCAAGTGAGGGCATATTGCTTATTCACGGCTCTGTTAGACCAAAATCATTGATTGTTGTCGCAAAAGACACCGCAGTTGACGGAGTAAGAGCGAAATTCCGCTTTTATGACGATATAACACGTTCAAAAGATAAAGAGAATGTTCCCGAACACGAAAAGGATTGGGCGAAGTATAGCGACCAATGGAGCAAGCGAAAATATGACGATAATCTCGACTTTGAAATCGCAGGTGGCACAAGGTATCACACAGAGGACTTTTTGAGCCGTTACCGTGAGCATTATGGCGAAGAACAAGCCGTTCCCGATAAGAAGTTCAAGTACACTATGATAAACGAAAAGACGAAATTTGTCATTATTAGTGTGCCGAAGTTGGACTATGATACGGACGAAAGCACTTATCCGCAGAAATTCTCTACTGAAAGTGCAAGACTTGAACGAAATCGTGACCCTCGCACGTTTGCCGCTATGGAGCAACAGCAACCCGAAACACCGCTTAACTCTCCGTTTTATTGGGATAATCTGCAAACATACACTTCTCTGCCCTTGAAAAAGTGCGAAGGCGGCAACCGAGAAGATACTTGTATGGCTTCACTTGACTTGCCGAGAACAGGAGCTAACAATATATCACTTGGTATTTATAGCAAATGTGAAAATCTATACTATTTGATAGACACATACTATGAGAAAAAGCCACTTGATTACATTCTTCCCGATGGTCGAACAGAGTTGGATTGGGTATGCGATATGCTGATTAAGCACAATGTCACGGAGTTGGTAGTGGAAATAAACACTTGCTCCGACATCAAAAAGCAAATTATGGATAAACTGTTGGCGAGAGGGTATGCTAACTGCAAGATTATTGAAAAATATAGTGTGGAGAAAAAAGAGGTCAAGATTATGACTTGTTGGACTGCCATTATCAACACAATAGTATTCCCTGCACGAAAGGTATTCTCTTTGAGCAGTATGACGGGTAGGTTTATGCAAGACATTATTGCTTGGAACGATAAAGCGAAAATTGACGATAGCATTGACTCTGTTTGTATGTTCGTACAAGAGTTTATCACCAAAAATTCTATGTCCGTTGGCAAAGTTTCAACTTTTAGACGATAATTTTCCAAAAAGGTATTGACAAATTTGGGAAATTGTGGTAATGTATAATAAAATAGACAAAATAGGTGGAATATGAGACGAGTAAAATGTCCTATATGTGGTAAACCATTTATGTTGGTTAGTGATGATATATTCATAGACTTTGATTTGCGAGAAGCAGATAAAAAGGTGTTCTGTGATAACTGTAAAAGACGAATAAGATTTAGCGAAAAGAAGCGTTTGCCAAAGTATGACGGCGCGGAGTGAGTGTGTAGACACAAGATTAGTTAAGGTGCGTAGATACCATTAAAGCGGTATTTATGCACTTTTTCATTTTTAAGGAGATAATATGTCGATAGGCGTAACAAAGATTAAGATACCTATTAGAGCAGATGAACTTACATTAAGTAGCGTTGAGCCATACTTGGAATATGTGCTTACAACTTTTGAGGAAAATCAAAGCAAAATCAAGAAAATGTATGACGTTTATCTTGGCGAACATAGTGTTTTGACAAAGGAAAGACCTTATAGCACAGAGAAAATAAATCACCAAGTTGTAACCCCTCACTTGTCTGCTATGGTAGATTTCAAATGCGGATATTCTGTTGGAAACCCTAAAGAATATGCTTTGAGAGATGGAATAGAGAACGAGGAGCTTAAATACTTAAATAGGTATTGGGGTGATGTTGACGGAAGAACTCTTGATGTTAATGTCACAAAGATGATATATAATTCGGGAGTTGGATATTATTTCGTTCAACCGAAAAAGGTTGTTGAAGATGTCGCAAATCGTTCCCCATTCGATATATTTGAGATGTCGGGAGATACTTGTTCAAAGGTTTATTCTTCTTACATAGGCGAAGCTCCTTTATTTGACCTTATTAGCACTAAAGTTGATAAAATAGTTGATGGCAAGAAAGAAAGTTACACTATAATGTCGCTTTATTTGCCAAATGTTTATGCTGAATATAAGTGCGATAGTGAATTTAACAAGAGAAGATTTACGCTCATAAAAACAGAGCCGAGAACAATATACAAAATGCTTCCCCTTGTTGAGAAGTATGCCAAGAACGATAAGGTTGGCTTGGTAGAAAATGGTCTTTCGTTGCAAAATGCAATAGACGATTTAATGAGTTCTACCCTTGATAATATTGACGATGTAGTAAACTTGATATATGTATTCTATAATGTTTCTCTTGGAACAAATGATACAGAAAAGTTAAACACATTTGCTTCAATGAAAGAAAATGGAGTTGTCGAGTTGCTACCGTCAAATCCTCAATTCCCTGCCGACCTTAAAACACTTACTTCGGCACTTAACCTTAACGATATTGATATTTTCACAGATAGACTTATAGAACAACTTTATAATTGTAACGGTGTTCCTTTACAGACCGCTTCTGTTGGTAGTGGTAATAATTCAGCCGCCGAAGCAGGTGCGGGTTGGAAAAACGCTTATACGATTATGCTTAATGAAGTAAACTCAATGCTTAAAGGTGATAGAGAGTTGCTTGAACGCATTTTGTTTATTTGCAAGAACACAAAGGATTGTCCTATAAGAACTCTTAATGTTAATGACATTGAGATAAAGTATAACATAAACAGAGATGAAAACTTGCTCATTAAGGCTCAAGCGTGGGATTACTTCCGTGAAGATGTACCGCCCGAATTGAGAGCAAAGTGGGTTGGAATTACGAACGAACCCGATGCGGCAGGAAAGGCTATTGAGGAATACAAGAAGCAACTTGCCGAACAAAATCAAATAAACACACAGCCTAAACCTACAAATATTCAAGAGTAAAATCTTTGGATATAAATATTTTGCCGAGCATAAGGCACTTAAAATATGCTGCACTCAATCGTAGAGCCGACTACGGATTTATAAATTAAGGCGAGTGTAAAGGAGAAACTATGGCAACACTTAAAGAGTTGATTGGTGAGGGTTATAATGAAAATCTCTCTCACGCAGAAATCGACGCACTTCTCAAGGACAGAAAATTTGCTGACTTGGCTACGGGCAATTATGTAGCACTTGGCAAGTATAAGGCTCTTGAGGACGAGAAGAACGAACTGAACACGAAGTATCTCGCTAAACTTACGGACGATGAAAAGCGAGAGGAAGAAATCGCAAAGAGAGAAGCGTACTTTAAGCAAATCGAAAGAGAAAACTCGGTTAATAAGTATGCAAAGAAACTTTCTCACATTGACGATGAAAAAACACGAAGCGAAATTGCCGAACTCCTTGCTGACGGTAAGACCTTTGAGGCTATCGAAAAGCAGAATGAGTATCAAGCAAACAGAGAAACACAACTCCGTGAAACAATCAAGCAAGAGTTGTTGTCAAGCAATCCTACACCGCCCCCTATTGAAACGACACCTTCGATGTCAAAAGAAAAATTTAGGTCTTTGAGTCTGCAAGAAAAGCAAGAAATGGCTACTAAAGACCCCGAAACTTATAAAAAATATACAACATAATTAAGGAGATAAAAAATGGCACTTAACCATACTCACACATTGTATGACAATTTCGTGTTGGCTAACGAGATTGAAGACCAATTTAATTCAATGCTCGACCTTGCAAGATTTGTAAAGGTTGACAGAAGCCTTGTTGGTACGGCAGGTGATACTGTAAAAATTCACGTTTATCGTGCTACTGACGGAACTGAAAAACTTGCTATGGGTCAGGGTAACTCCAAGAATATCACAGTATCGTATGCTCCCGAAGAGTATAAGATTATTCTTCTTCAAAACCGCTTCCCTTACTACGATGAGGAAGCTATGAAAGACCCTATGCTTATTCCTACTGGACTTCGCCATATGGCAACAGATATGTTCAATGAGTCGAACAAGATGATTATGGCAGAGTTTTCCAAGACTTCGCTTTCTGTATCTTCCACTTCTTACAACTTTGAAGCGTTTGTTGATGCGGTTGCAGAGCTTTCGCTTCCCGAAGCAGTAGATAATGGCAAGGAAGTATTTGCATTTATCAACCCCTTGCAGAAGGCAGAAATCAGAAAGACTCTTAAAGATGACCTCAAGTATGTAGAGGCATTTGCAAGAACGGGATATGTTGGAACTGTTGCAGGAGTAAATCTCTACACGAAGAATGACGCTCCTACTGACCATATTATTGTTGCTACCGCTGATGCAGTAACTTACTTTGTAAAGACAGGCACAGAGGTTGAGCAAGTAACCGCAGGAAACAGAAGCGAAACCGCCGCAAATGTTCGTCTTAACACTATCTTCTCTCGCAAGTATTTCATTCCTGCACTTACCGATGAGAGCCAAGTTGTTAAGATTGTAAAGCAGACGGCATAATTAAGTGAGGTAAAGTTATGGACTATGTAGCAAGAATAACAAGTAAATATCCGTGGCTTTCAAAAGAAGATGCGGAAGAAATAATCGCTAAAGCGAAAATGTTTTATTACGGCATAGTCTATAAGTCCGATATGTCTTTCTACGATGAAGATGACATTGAAACACCGAGAAAAACGGCGTGGCTAAATGCTTGTTGTGATGAAATTGTTGAACGTGCAGGTTGCTCAAGTGCTACCGCATACCGAGAGAACGGCTTGCAAATCAATTTCGACCATTCGCAAATTTCGCTTGGGTTGATAAATATGTTATCCCCCGTTGTTGGAGTGATTAAGAGATGATTGCTTATAAAGAGTTTTATCATTGTAAGAGAGTTCCTAATGACGATGAGTCTATTATTGAGTATGAACCGCCCGTGAGAAAGTGGGGCAATTACCAACCACTTGACGGATATGTTGACACACTCAAATATGGCGAAAGCGTAAATCAAAGATGGCGTTTGCAAGTCGCTCTCAAAGGTAACGAAAAAGAGTATGCCGTTGGCGACCTTATGTACCTTGACGGAGATAAACCCGATGATACTGTGAAAGGCTATGAATACGGTGACGGTGCTAATGCGCGTGTAACAGCCGTAAAATTAGGCTACAAGGCTATTCAAGTTGAACTTGAGCAAATTATCGAGAGGAACAACTAAATGGCTTCTACGATAGATTTAAGCGGTCTTGAACACTATATCAAAGTGGTTGAGAAGTACGGTCAAATGTTAAAGGATTTTCGTGAGGCTATGATAGAACTTTGCGAAGATGCTAAAACCTATGCGGAAAATCAATACTCTCAATACGGACACTCAAGTATAACAGTAGATTTTGAACCACACGGAACGAGAGCCACTATCTATGCCAAAGGTGATGCAGTTGCTTTCTTTGAGTTTGGTACGGGTGAAGTCGGTAGAGGTACATATCCAAGTGAGTCATATCTTCCATCTTCGGGAGTTCCTATAACGGGTAATTGGGAATACTACTACATAGACGAGGAAAATTCTCGCAAAGACACCGTCAACGGAGTTAAAGGTTGGTGGTGGGGTGCTAAATTCGTTAAAGGTAATAAAGCAGAAGCGGAAATGTGGCGAACTGCGGAATATATACGGAGAAAAGCTCACATAATAATAAGTAAACATTTTCAAAAAGAAAGCGGTGCAGTATGAAACAATTTTGGGACGATATAATTGCATATTTGACGGAAAATCTCAATAATGATAGCGATTATGAGAAAGAAGTCAAGGTCGATTATGCGAATAAACAAAGTGTTAGAATAACTCCACCGCACATTTTTGTTCAACCTATGCAAGATACGGATGCCGAGCAGTACGATAGTTTTTACGAAGGTGAAAATATAAGTTATTGCCCCGTACAAATTTCCCCTTATTGTCAACAGTTGAGAATAAATGGTGAAATGAAATCGGCACAAGAAACTTCTATGATTTTTGCTGATAAAATATCACGTTTGTTTGATAAGAGAACGGCATTATCGTGGAACAAAAACATTGTAAGACTCCGCAGAGTTGGCGAGAACTTTGGTATGCCCGTTGAAGAAGGTGCGACCACTTACACTTCCCCACTCCGCTACGAATTTTACATACAAAGAAATTATGAGAAAATAAATTAAGGAGATAACCTATGGCTAACGTACTTACAAGTTTGGGCGTTAAGTTTTACATTGGTGCAAGAGGTGCAAGTGGAACTTCCACCGAACCTTCCCAACTTATCCCCCAAGTTATAGAAGCAAGTGAGTTTGACCTTGACCCCGATACCATTGACACAACCTCTTTTGATAACCTTCGTTATAAGTCGAGTGTTGCAGGTCTTATTGATACTACGGGTATTCAATCCCTTACTGTTAATGCTACCGATGATGAGGCGGCAGAAGGAATTTGGGATGCTCTCGCAGGTCAAGAGGCTTGGCTCAAGGTAGAGATACCCAACAAGGACGATAACACCTATATCCCGATTATTCCTATCAAGACAGGTGCTTACAACCTTGCCGTAAATGATAGAATTACCATTCGTTTGAAGTACACCATTTCGGGTGATATGAAGTTTGGTGCAACTCTCGCAGACGCAGAGTAATAAAAATTGAATAAATAACCTTATAAAAGGAGAAACAATAATGGATTACAGAAAGACGATCAAACTGTATGAGGAAGATGGATCAACGGTAATGTGCGACTTTGATATTGTGCTTAATCGTTCAATGGCGGTAGGAGCTTTGAAAGGCTACTCTAACCTTGTCGATGTACTGTTCAATGGCGTAGGATTTGATGTGGAGGACGGAGAGCCTTCGACGGTAATTATGCAACTTATCGAGGAAGGTAAGGCAGATAGATTGTTTGCACTTTCCGATGATATGCCCGATATGCTTAAAAATCTGTTTCCCAAGATGCTTGAAGCAGGAGAAATCCGCGTGGGTAGCAGAGAGGACATTCTTGAACTTTGTGAGGAGTGCCTTGAATACAACGAGGAGTTCCTCAAGGGTATGACAACTTTTTTTATGATGGCATTACGCCAAAACGAAAAATCCGCACCCAAGCGAAAAGTGAAGTTCACGATGAACTAAAGCAAAACTCTAATGAAACACAAAAAAATCGACAAAGGATAACACTTGATTATTTCTATGACGATTTGCTTGACTACGCACTTGTATTAGGTATGACTCCCGAACAGTATTGGTATGGAAATCCAAGACTCTTATTGAACTACGAAAAGAAGTATCAAGATGAGATGTTAAGAAAGCGGCAAGAAGCGTGGCTAATCGGTGCGTATGTCAAGTCTGCTCTATCAAGCACAATTCTCGTTGCAGGGTTGGCTGATAAAGATACGAGCAAGAAAATGCCGAAATATGCCGATATGCCAATGCCAACCAATGACGGTGGCGAAGTTGAGATGTCGGAAACGGCAAAAGAATTAGAGAGGGAAAGATTTTATCGCTATTTACATAAACTTGCAAAGATAAATAACAAGAAAGGAAATTAAGGCTATGGTTATTGATACTCTTGAACTTAAAATTATAGTTGATAACAAGGGTACAACCTCAAGAATAAACAATACTACAAAAGCTCTTAAAGACCTTCATAAAGTTATTTCTGACATAAATGGCGCAGGCGGTGTTGATGGCGCAGTAAATGGCGGTGGCGGTAGTGGTTCATCGTCAAGAGGTGGTTCGTCAAGGTCAAGTGGTGCAAAATCCGCTTCAAGCCTTATGAAAAACCTTAACTTTGGCTCAATGGTGGCTAAACTGTACTTTGTGCGAAATATCACGAAACAGTTAGGTCAAGACTTGGCTAAAGTGGTTCAGTATGGCATTGACTATCAAGAAACGCTGAACTTGTGGCAAAACGCTATGAGAGGTAATATTTCTCAAGCGAGAGTATTTACAAACGAAATGACAAAGGCGTATGGTATTTCGTCAGCAACATTGATGAACTACCAAGCGACCTTTAAGAATATGTTATCAGCTTTGGGAAATATAAGCGAAGGTACTGCTTATGGATTGTCCGAGGCACTAACACAAATGGCGCTCGACTTCTCATCGTTGTATAACGTGAGTGTTGAGTCCGCTATGACAAAATTCCAAGCGGTATTAAGCGGTCAAGTAAGACCTATTCGTACCGCAGGATATGACATCACCGAGCAAACGCTATTCCAACTTTATCAACAACTTGGTGGCACAAAGACAGTAAGACAACTTAATCAAACTGAGAAACAGTTGCTTCGTATCTTGGCGGTCTATAAGCAGATGGAAAATTCATCGGCTCTTGAAGATTTGAAAAACACGATTGGGTCAAGTGCTAACCAGCTTCGTATGATGAATGAGCAATCTAAAGAATTTGCGACTTGGATTGGAATTGGGTTTGATACACTTCTTCAAAAGAGTGGAATACTTATTGGCATAAACTCCGCTTTGTATGTTGCTACCGAACTTGCTAAATCCTTTGCGTATAGTTTAGGATATGTTGAAAAAGATTGGGGCATAGAGTTTGCAGAAGGTGTCGAAGGCGCAAACAAAGAAGTTGACGAGTTAAAGGGAAAACTTCTTGGCTTTGATAAGTTCCAAGTGCTACAAAGCGGCGTTGGGGCAGACGATGGTACAGACATAACACAGTCGCTATTGGATGCTATTAAAAACTACCAAAAAATATATGAAGGCGTTGAAAACCCTGCCGTAGCGAAGGCAACAAAGTTCCTTGAAGCTCTTGGCGGTAAACTTGTAGATGTTAAGAACGAAGCAGGAGAGGTTGTCGGTCAAATTTGGCAATTCCCCCCTGCATTAAATGAAACAGTAAAGTTGCTTGGCTCGTTTGCGGCGGCTCTTGCAACACTTGGTCTTATAGCATTGGAAAAGAAACTTTGGTCTGTTGTTACAGCTATAACGGGTGTTGGTAGTGCTATGACACTTCTTCGTGTTGGCGGTTTGGGATTGTTGATATACGGTCTTACAAACCTCATAACAAGGTGGGACGAGTTGAGTGTTGGAATGAAAATTGTATATGGCGCAGTAACTCTTTTAGGAGCGGCTATGATATTCTTTTCTTCTACAACACTAAAAAAGCACCTTATCACACAATTGTTAGCGGCACAACTACAGTTGGGAAGTTTTGGAAAAGCAATTACTATGGTAACAGCACAAATCGCAAGTTTGGTTGTTGGTATTGGATTGCTTATTAGTGGTTTTTCTGACTTGCAAAATTGGGGAGATATGTCGGGGCTTGAAAGAGCATCGACAATCCTTAAAATCGTTGCAGGTGCGGCTTTCTTGGCGGCTTCGGCAATAGCTTCTTTCCACACGGCTTGGTCTGTTGGCGTTGCGGCAGGAGCAATCGCAGTAGGTTTAGCGGCAATCGTGGCTTCTATGGCAACAGCAAGTGCGGCGGCAAAAGATATGGAAAAGAGTATTCAAATGAAAGCTGTCGGTGGTCTTGCAACAAAAGGTTCACTATTCTATGCAGGTGAAGCAGGTCCTGAACTTGTAACGCAAACAAGCGGCGGTGGTTCTACCATAATGAATATGAAACAGTTGGAAGATGCGGTTGCGAGAGGATTTATTCGCGGATTTGCTTCTACGGATAATGGCTATGAAGATACTGACGAAACCAATGTATATGTTGACGGACAGCGTCTGTTTAACATAATGCGAGGAGTCGCAAAGAGAAACGGATATGATTTTGCAAAGGTATAAGGAGGTAGTCTATGGAGTTTTATGCAAAAAGAAGCGTATATGAACAAGCCAATAGGCTACCCCTTGAACTCCGTGAAAAATATCAAGAAACACAACTTGATAGAATTGAAATAGACGGAGAAATAATACAAGGTTACTTTGAATATTCATTCTTGGAAGAAAAGAGTTATGCAAAGCAACCCGTGAGAGCCGATGACGGAAGCATACCCGATTTAGATAGTTACACAACTTTCTTAACACCGAGAATCATAATAAAATATAACATGATGGGAATTGACGATTATCGCAGACTAATGAAACTCATGAAAAGCAAGAACACGTTTAATGTGACTTGTTACGATATAGTCGAAGATAAGCGTGTTACCCACCAAATGTACTTTGCTCCCACATCAATGCCAATTATATATCAACAATATTTAAACACTTTAGGTGTCAAAGAGTTTACGATAGAACTTATAGGAACTAATGTGACTCCACAAGTCAGAATAACTTATGAATATAATTTTCCACAAGGCATTAACATATCAATAAGTCCTCAAGACCCTTTGATCGAAACAAGTTCGGAGTTTTACAACAAAAAGATTTTGATTGGAGGATTCGATGTTGAAGTCGGAGGAGACAGTTTATCCTTCTCTTCCGTTTTAAATTCATATGGTTATGCTGTTAAAGGTTGGAATACACAACGGGATGGTAGCGGAGTTTCTTTTAGAGATGATGATTATTATTATGTCTCAAAAGATTTAACATTATATGCTCAATGGGGCGCTTTATGACAAAACTGTTTTTTAAATTATCAAATTCTTTAAATGATACTATTACAGTATATAACAATATTATCTCAATATCTTTTACAGATTACGACAGAGGTAATTTCTCTGATACTGTTAATTGGGGTATCTATTCTAACGAAGGAACTATTATAGTACAAGATTCAAGCAAACAGATATATTCAAAACTATCAAATAATTATGATAAGGTTCAAATTTATTTGTCGGTAACGGGAAGTGAAAATCTCTTAAAAACTTTTTTAGTTGACGATTTCTATTCCGATAGACACACAAAAGAACTAACTATTAAATTAAAAGACAGTTTGTTAAATTTGCAAAACATAAATGTTCCCGAATATATAGGGGGCGATGAAACTTTGCTAACCAATCTATGGAATAGTGTATATAATATCGACAAATGGGGATATATATCAATATCTAAAACTAACGTT